GGGGTCCGGCGTCGGGGCCTCGGGGGTCGGGTCCGGCGTGGGAGCGGGGGGCTCGGGATCCGGGGTGACCGGAGGAACGCTGGGCTTCGGGTCGGGAGTGACCGGAGGCGTAGACGGCTCCGGGGTGGGCTTGGGGTCCGGCTTCGGGGCCTCGGGGGTCGGGTCCGGCGTGGGAGCGGGGGGCTCGGGGTCCGGGGTGACCGGAGGCGTTGAAGGTTCCGGGGTGGGGGCCGGGGGCTCCGAAGGCTCGGGCGTGGGAGCCGGAGGCTCAGACGGCTCAGGCGTGGGCTCTGGGGTAGGCTTCGGGTCCGGCTTGGGAGGTTCCGGGGTCGGATCCGGCGTAGGAGCAGGCTCGACGGGCTTTGCATCCTCGTCCGTGGAGCCGCCGGAGCCGGCCTTCGCGCGCCACTTGTTATCGGCGACAAAGGTTGCGCCATTGATGGTGGCCTCGTTGTGGGCGTCCAGGCCCTCTGTCAGCATCTTGAAGGCGACACGGCAGTTGATGTTGTCTCCTGTCGGCACGGTGAAGGTGATGGTGTGCTTGTCTGCGGACAGCTTGTTGTTGTCCGCGATGATTTCATCCTTCTTTGCCCACGAATGATTTGCTGTGCAGTACGCCTTGCTGGCAAGCACGTCGGCGCTCGTGTCGGTGATGGTGACAGCGGTGCCGCCGGGGAGTTCGCCTGTCCAGATGAAGCCGCGGTGGCGGTGCAGGCCATTCTCCATGCCGTCGGACCACATACCCTTACCGGGATCCTTCTCGTAACCCTCACCGATGACGCCTTCTCCCATGGACACCGTGTAGGTGGTGCCAGCGACGGTGATTTCGACGGACTTCTTGCCGGTGGCAGAGGAGTCGATAGCCGCCTGGAAGTCCACGTATGCGGCCTTGAGGTCGCCGTTACCGCCGAGGGTGGCGGCGATATCTGCGGTGATCTCGCAGTTGAGCGCATTGTCGGTGACGGTGCACTCGCCGATGTTCTCCTCGTGGGAACCATCGAGGGTGGTGGCCTTGAGAGTCACCTTATTCATGCCTGCGGGCACCTTAAGGCCCTCGCCCAGGCCAATCGTGAAGGTTGCGCCCTGAGACACCTTCTTGCCGGAGTAGTCCACGTGGACCTTTACGGACGAGCCGACACTCGGCTTGTCATACTCGCGGGTGGCGCGCACGCCGTCGATCTGAATGCCGCCGGTGGCGGTCGATGCGCCGCCATCATTTCCGGTGATGTCGTTGCCGGAACGGGCAGGCGCAGCGGCGGGCGTGTCGTCGGTGGTGTTTTCGGGAGCGGCGAACGTCGCCGCAACCGGGGACGCGATAACGCCCATGGCGGCGAGGGCGAAGAGCGTGACGGCCTTTGTAAGGCGCGAGCGCTTCGTGAGCTTAGTGGACAAGATGTCTCCTTCTGTGTTGACGGAGAGGGCGACTGCCCCCTCGCTCCGTGCTTTCGTGGAAAGCCTATATGTGCGCTGAGTGTTTTTCAAGCGCATTTTCTGGTTTTTGTTGGCGCATTAGGTTGCGTGGGCCGTGAAAGTGGTTGTTTTGCAACTAAAACCGCGTCTTTAATGCCTTACTTGTGGTTGTCGCCACCCCATGTTTTGGTGGAGGTAGCAACGTTTGCGCCTGTTGCGCAGATATTAAGCGACCTTACTTCTCATATTGGACGTAAAGCTGCTGGAAAATGCCTGGTTGCATTACTCGCAGCCCATACTTTGTGCGCACAATATACTGACCTTCTTGCGCGAGAACAGGTTCAGGTCCACGCCTGCTGTTCCACACGTACAGTCCCCACGTGGAGGGGGTTTCGACGTAGCGGGTGGCCCGTGGTGCCCATCGGTTGATGAGGCGTGCGACGTGGGGGCTGGCGAGTTGGACTGCGGGGTAGACCCAGTTGGAGCCGTAGCGTCTCCGTACCCAGTGCGCGCCGTCGATGGGTGGGAGTTCGCGTGTGGCGCGCACTGGTTTGGCGGCTTCGCGGGCTTTGTGAGCGGCTTTGCGTGCCGTGTTGCGGCGCTCGCGGGCGGCGGCCTGCTCAGACGGGAGCATGGCTGCGTTGCGGCGTGCTGCGGCGATGATCTGCTGCGCAGTGGGGGTGGGCATGAGCTACAGGCTGGTGTAGATCGCGTTGAACTCATCAGCGCTCATATGGCGCATGGTGACGGATCCACGTAGGAGGTAGGAGCCGACGGGCGCGAACGCATCATGTCCTTTGCCTGTGTGGTAGAGGACGCCGGCGACGATGCCTTTGCCAGGAATGGCTACGCCTCCCACTTCCCCACCGCACCATTCGGCGACGGCTCCGAGGGTCGGCTCGTAGATGCGGACAGCATCGTGGAGGGTACCGTCGGGGAGGGTGAGCATGAACGGAAACATGTGGGAGTGGGAGGAGTTGGCCATTGCTGTGTGTCCTGTCTGGGCTTAGTAGTATTCCCCTGTTGCGTAGGGGTCCGTCGTGTACTGAGTGTTGGGGCTGTAGGAGTTGTAGCCGTTGCCCTGCTGGTTGTTGCTGTAGGAGGGTGTGGTCTTCTTGACGGTGGCCTGCTGGCGACGAAGAGAGACACTGACATCGTCGGCGATCAGTTCGAAGCCCCGAACCTTCACTCCGTTCGAGTCGTATTCCTTGGGCTCGACTCTGCCCGAGACTACGACAGTTGCGCCTTTGCGCAGGGACTCTGCGACGTTCTCGCCGAGTTGTTCCCATGCTACGCACGGCACGAAGAGGGTGGTGCCGTCCACCCAGTTGCCGGACTGGTCGCGGACTCGTCGGTTGACGGCGACAGTGAATGATGCGACGGGCTTCCCGGACTGCGTGTAGCGGAGCTCGGGGTCGCGGGTCAGATTGCCGCTGATACGCAGGTCGTTGTCGTTGTTGCTCATTTAGGTTCCTTCTTGATGGGTCGGAGTGTCCATTCCTGCTCGAACTCGTCACGCGGAATGGGTGTGAATACGGATCGGTTGCCGCGGTATCGGCGCACGATGTAGTCGCCGACGCGGGCGACGGCGGACTGTGAGGTGGTGGTGTTTACGACCTCGATGAGGGCGATCTTGCCGCCTTCGGTACGCAGCACACCGTGGCACCATTTAGCGACTTGGCGCAGGTTGTCGCTGGTGACCTGCATGGCCTCGGGGGTTCGCCTGAGCTGACAGGGGCGCGGACGGTCAGTTGGTGGTCTTCGCGTACCCATCTGGCACATCCTTTCCGGCGTTCAGGGGGACCTCCAGGGCTTCGTCGCTAGAGAAGCCGAACCAGCCGACGAGGTCACTCCGGAGAGGCTGGCGCTTGTCTTTCGGGGCCATGAGGCGCAGGCCGAAGATGGAGACGCCTCTGACAGCGAAGCTGACGGCCCCGGATCCGAGGAGCGGGAGCGCCGCGTTAACAGCGAGTGCGGGGTAGAACACTGCCGCGCACAGGGCTACCAGGCCACTACCGAAGCCGATAAGCCACGTGAGCGTGGAGACAGCACCGAGGGCGAACAGGAGGGTGCACAGCGCGCTCCGCGCCGTGGTTTTCGCTACCTTCATCATTGCTTGTCCTCTCCTTTCTGGGTGAGTCGGGTGAGCGTGAGTTTCACGCCGGGTTCAGCGCCGTATCGTTTCCACACGTCCCAGTGGACGATACGGCTATCGTCCTTGAGGATCCCGTTGCCGAGAGCGTCGCCGACTGCTCTCTGGAGCTTGTCGAGGTCAGGCTTGACGGCGGGAAGCTCAAACCTGGGTCGCTTAGGTGCCTTGAGGTAGAACGTGGCCGTCACTTCGACCGGCTCGTCCAGGGGCGTGTCCCAGCGGACCTTATGGGTGGCGTGTTTGACGACGAAGGTGACGGCGGTGCGCCACGCTTCTAGCCGGGGGTTGTCGTGGACGATGACCGGCTTTCGGGAACCTTGGGGTGTGAAGCACCGGGTAGACCCCTGGGTCTCGGGCTTACCCGGCACCCACACCGTGATTGACTTAGGCAACGCGCTCACGCTTGCCGTAGACGAGCTTCCCGCGAGCCACCCACACGCCGCCGTGGGTGGTGGTGATCTGCCAGCGGTCGTCGTCGTCTTCACCAGCCTTGTTGAGGACCAGTTTGAAGCGCACTCCGCGCTCGCGGAAGAACCTGCTGATCCCGGCCAGTTCAGTTAGGAAGAAGTATGGGATGTAGCTGTCGTCCCATGGGAACTGGACCGAGATTCCTGTAAGTCGTCCGTCGGGGCCGTAGGTGAAGTCCCAAGCGAACATTAGGTAGATCTCGTTCCTGTCCCCTTCCTCAAAGGCGGCGTCGTGGGTGGCGATGTAGTCCCCAAGCCACTTCTCGAACATTAGTTCGTCTGACAGGGTGAAGGTCGCTTTGGACAGGTCTCCTGCCTCAAAGACGATGTCCGAGATCCAAGCCCTATAGCTCATCTGAGGAACTGTCCTTTCTGCTCGATGGGACCGCGCGCAGCTACGATCCACTCCCCGTTCTTCTGGCGGGCGGTGATCGTGGATCCGTCGCGCAGGTAAGCGCGCCCGTTACGACGGTCGATGACTCGCAGGTCGCTCGCGTGGATGTCCTCCAGGTGGGCGAGCGGGTCGGTGATACGTGCCGTGCGGTCCAGGTGAACCTGGAGGAGGGACGCGATCGACGTCGCCTTGTCGGTTGGGGATAGGTAGGTGGCGTTCACTCGTCACCCTCTTCCTCATCCTCGTCGTCATCATCGCTGACTTCCTCGGCATCCTGAGCCAGGATCATGAGCGCCGCCGTGAGGCGTTCCTCTTCCGTGCGCCCGTCGTTGAGCGCCTCGGGGAAGTCCTGGAGGTAGCTGTCATTCCAATCATCCTCATCGTCCTCAACAGGAATTGCGTCGAGGCGACCGTTCTTGATGCCCTGGTACTCTTCCCAGGCGAGGAGGGCGTAGTAGGCACAACCTACTCCTAGCATGGTTGGAATCTGGTAGGAGTACCAGTCTTCCCCGTTACGGCTGGAGCACTCAAGGATGGTGCTCGCATAGCCGTCCTCGCTGATCTTGAAGGTCAACTTCGAGTGGCGAGACGACCAGTGGCCGTCTTCGGATTCAATGATGAGGAAAACGGTGGCATTCCCGTCTTCGTCAGTTTGGTACTCGACGTAAGCGTCGAGGTTCTTACCATGACGGCGACCGAGGGAGTCGATGGCGGCGCGGATACGCACCGTCTCGCCGGAAATGTAATCATCTTCGTCGAGGTTGCGGGGCTTCAGACACCCTTTGAGCGCCGTATATACCTCGTCGGTGAGTGGAGCGTTCTTCTGAAAGAGCGCTCCAAGAAATCCGAGAACCTTGTTCTGTTCCATGACGACTTCCTTTCTGTCCTGCGTCTGCATGGAGTGGTTGTTGTGGTAACGGTACCACTGTTTGGTGGCACCACATTACACCTTATTGGTTAAGTGGATCACAGTGCGTTTGTGCTTACCTCGCACCAAATAGGCCGCCATAGTGCGCGAACTTAAACCAGCACATAGGAACATGTTACCTGAAGCCTATTTTTCGGCCACATATCAACCCTTTAAGGCAAGCGTTATGCACGGTGCGGTTCGTTTCGCTTGGGTCTAGCCCCCGTGGAGAACGAGACCAGAGCGCTCAAAGCGTCACTGTTTATTACCGCGCGGTAGTCAGTGTGAGGTGAGATGCCAGCCCTTGCACTCTGGGCACCTGTAGTAGCGGCGTTCTTTACGTCGCGGGTTACGCGAACGCTGCGTGGAGGCAAGGGCAAGCTTCGCGTCGAGCTCGTTTCGGTAGCGGATCTTGCGGGGCGGTTTCGTACACCAGCCGGTCTTGCCCCAGCGGAGCTTCTTCTTGCGCTTCATGGTTCCATCTTCGGCTGGACGTAAGGCTTGCGTGATTCGCGGGGTCACGGGCGTAGTTCCTTGGGGACGAGCGCGTAGCGGCTGGCTCGGTGCGCGATGCGTTCTTGAACGATGAGAGGGAGTGGTTCTGGTGATGGGTTGAGTCGGCACTTCTTGCGCCACTCGATACGCCCGTCCGGGTGCACCCAGAGGAGTCCGATTGACCCGCTCATGATGGGAGGGCTGTCGATGAGACCTGCCGGCGTTGCGTAGAAGAACCTGTGCGTGACCTGTCGCCAGGCACGGACTTTGGCGAGGCTTTCTCTCTTCGCGTCAGCTCGGTCCACCTTGATCTCGATGGCTGTGCGGATGCGCTTGTCGAACATGAGCGCGTCGATGCGGCGCGTGAACGAGTCGCCCTCCCCACTCTCGTAGCGGTCCAGGACTGACTGCTCATCGTTGATGGTGAGCTCGGGAACGAACGCTGCCGTCGGATAGCGGCGACGTAGGACGTTGAGAATGTCCTCAGCGTTCATCGACGGGACTTCTTGCTCGATGAGAGATACCTCTTGATGGCCGAGACAAGCGGCTCTGGTACGACCGCTGCGGAGATCGGCTTGAGGTCGGGGTTCCACACGAGCGCGTCGCCCGGATTTAAGTAGTAATGCTCTGAGCGCAGGTGTCCCCTCGGCACTGTGAGTGCAAGGAACCTTGTGCCGTCAGCCTCGTCCTTGACGCTGATGGGGACACCTTGGGCGTTGAGGTAAGCGGCGTCGGCTTCAGGCTTGCGCGTGAGGATGTATGCGACAGCTTTCATGTTCGGGTCCTTTCAGTGGTTGATTTGCGTGTATTCTGGCCAGCCCTCCTCGAGGGCGACTTGGCGTTCTTGCTGGAGGCATCGCAGGATGCCTTCTGCTGCTTGTAGGGGGACGACCCCGTTGCCGAGGGCGCGTAGTGTCTTCTCTCGTGAGAGTCCCACGCCCGTGACGTGTCCATCGGGTAGTCCCATGAGCCATTCGACGAAGCGGACAGACAAGCGGGGTTTGCCTCCCTCGCGTAGGGGTGGTTCTGTCGGGGCTGGGGCTGTGCGTCCGGTGATGGTTTCCCAGCGTGCGACTGCTGGCGCGTAGGGGCCGAAACTGTCGCGTAGGGTTCCTGCTGTCTCGTGGAGGTTAGCCCCGTAGCCGGCGGATGAGTATGTGGCGTTGGTGGCCTGCGGGGTGGGCAGAAGGTTCCCTCCGGTCGTGAAGAGTCCTTCACGGGCGATGATGCCGAGGTCGGTGACTTGCGTGCGGCCTGGCTTCTTGCGCAGATGTGCTTCAGCGCTGTTCCCCGAGGCCTGGGCGACGGGCGTGGGGAGGAGCCTGGTTGCCTGGGACAGGCTCATTCCCTTCCCTTCCTGGTGGTACCCGGCTTTCCAGTCTGAGGCAGTTGGCGTGGGGATGAGGGTTTGAGGTGTTCGATCACGTCCGCTAACGTCGGCCCATGACCGCCCTCCCGGCGTTTCTCGGGTGGTTGGCTCCCACCGTTCGAGCCAAGGTTCGCCGTGGGGGTGAGCAACAACGAAGACCCGGGCCCGCTTGTGGGGCGCTCCAACGTCGGAAGCGTGAACAGTCGTCCACGTCGCGTCATACCCGATGCCGGCAAGGTCTCCGAGTACACGCCCGAGCGCTCGGAGAACAGGTCCGGTTGGCCGTCCTCCCAAATGTCCCTGGTCGGGTTCCATGAGGCTAAAAGCTGACGCACTGAGCGCTCCTTGGACATTTTCCCAGACAACTAGCCGGGGGCGGATAATGGCGATCGCGTGAAACATGGACTCCCACAGGCCTGAGCGGGTGTCCTTGGACATGCCAGCTCGAGCGCCGGCGAGTGAGAGATCGGTGCAGGGGGAGCCGCCGCAGATCACGTCTACGGGTTCGACCTTCGACCAGTCGATGCGCGTGATGTCCCCGAGGTTGGGTACGTCGGGGTGGTGGTGGGCGAGGATGGCTTGGGGGCCGGGTTCGATGTCGCTCACCCAAGCGAGGCGTGCGGGGCCGAGGGCGAGTTGTACGCCGAGTTCGAGGCCACCGTTAATAGCCCGAGAACAGGCTACCGATCGTGTAGTTCCCAGGCAGATGCATCACCTCCGAGAGCGCATCGGGGAAGGTGGTGGTCTTGTCCTTCACGGGCGCGGCTGGCTCGACGGCGGGCGCGTCCTGCTCGGGGAGATCTGGGGCCTGGGCGGGTTCTTTCTTCTGTCCGGTGAGGGCCTTGTACTCCTCAAGGGTCGCGCAGCCCATGCTGATCATCTTGCGACGCTCGGACTGGCGCGTGCCACCCCAGATGCCCTCGCAGGAGGGACCCTGGGCGAGCGCTTCTTTAAGGCACAGATCCTTGACGGGGCAGTCAGCACACACGCGCAGGGCGAGGCGCAATTCAGGGGTGTTGGCTTCTCCGCGCTCGGGGAACCACGCGTCGGGGTTGAGGGCTCGCGCGCACGCGCCCTTCTCGGTCCACGCTTCGGGCATGACGGGGGAGCTGACCGCTGCCTCGTTGTCCTGGCGGCTCATCGCTGCCCACCTGTTGCAGCGAGAACAGACCACTGGTCGTAGGTGCCAACCGGGATGTTGAGGTGCTTAGCGACGGTGACGGCGATCGTGCTCATGGGGCTGGTCTCCCAGCCGGGCATGAGGAGCACTCCGTCGCACTGGGTCAACATGCACAGGTTGGCTCGGTCGTTGGTGCCGTTGTCGGCGGGGTTGGCGGGTTCGTAGCCGAGGAGCGTGAGGGCATCTTCGGCTGCGTATGCGGTTTCGCGCGCGTAGTCACGAGGTAGGGCGATGTAGATTCGCTTGGACATGAGAACACCCCTTTCAGGTGGTGGTCGTGTGTGTGGTTATTTGGTGGGGATTCGGTGGCCGACGTCATCGAGGAGGAACAAGCCGTCCTTGTACTGGACGGGCACGTCGTGGGGGTCCGCGTATTGGGAAACCGCCCACCCGTATTCGCGTGCTTCGCGCCTATTCACTTCGACATGGCCGTGGCACCCCGTGGTGCCAGACCCGCATAGGACGATGAGGTTTGCGGGGCTGTTGATCGACGGATCATTCGTGCCGCCCATGCCGCGGGCTTTGCGGTGCTGGATGCTGGACTGGATGTAGGTGATGTCCTTGCCGCACCTAGCGCACCGATACATGTCGCGCCCGTATACGAGTTCACGGGTTTGCTGGCTCGGGCCGCTACTGGTTCGTGCCGCCGCCGGGTTTCGCTGTTTCCGGCCAGGGTGCGTTCCACGTTTCTTCAGGGTCATCGTTCACCTCGCTTCCCTGCGCGTTGTAGGACGCTTCGAGGTCGTCCATGTTGCCGTCGAGGGGGAGTTCGGCGGTGGGTTCCGGGTGCGACACGGTTTCCGCTGCGTAACGCTGGATACCCTCGAGGACGGCGGGCATGTCTGCCATACTCAGGGAATCCACACTAGCTACATCTGCACGCTCGTCGTCGCCGAAGACATAGGTGAGGACGATGGGCAGCTCGCCCTCGGGGACACCGTGCTCCTTCATGGTGCGCTGGATCATCGCCATGCGACCAGATACACCCTCCGGCTTCTGGGAGCCGAGCGGAGGGTACTGCTGGGGGCGCTGAGCCTCGTCGCAAAGGCCGTAGGACTCCTGTACCGGCGCGGGGGCCGGGGCTTGAGCGGGAGCCGGGGCCTGCGGAGCGGCGGGCGCGGGCTTCTGTGGGGCCTCCTGGGGCTGTGCGGGCATGTACGGGGTGTACCCCTGCTGCGCCTGCGGGCGAGGCTGCTGAGCGACCTGCTGGGACTGGACGGGGGCCTGCTGCGCGGGCTGCTGCTGTGGTGCGGGTGCCTGCTGGGCGGGCTGATGCTGGCCGGAACGGCTACCCGACTTCTTCGCCTGGCGCAGGAGCACGTCAAGCACCTGCTCAGCCTCCCGCAAGTTCATGGTGTCGTACGCCCTTCCAGGACGCACGTTTCGACGCACGATCTCAGCGAACGCGCCCTCCGTCAGGCCCAGCACGTCGCGGCCCCGCTGGATTCGTTCGCGCACCTCGTCAATCTTGTCCTTGTCACGCTCGTACTCGATCACGCCGATACGGGCGTTAACTTCCTCCAGCTCTCGCGGAGTCATGAGATTGACGGGGATGCCGGGGAGGGTCACGCCGTCGAGGACTTCGATGGCCTTCTCGCTCGACAGGTGCAGGCGGTCCATGTCGGCCTGCACCTGCTGGCGCATGTCTAGGACGCGCGAGGCTGATTCCTGCGTCTGGAACTCTTCGGGCACGTAGCTGAACCCGAGGAGAACTTCGGATGCTGCGTGACGGCACACCTCGCTCATGGCGCGGGCGGTGAGCATCGCCTTCGGGTACTGCATCCACGTGGGAGTCGATTCCCACAAGCCAGCGACGCGGGCCTTCTCCTCGTCCCAGACGGCGACGTGCTCGAACTGGGGATCATCCTTGCGGATGATGACGGCGGTGGCCGTGTTGGTTTCAGGGTCCCACTGCTCGCGGAGCGTGTGGCCGGCGTTGCGAACCAGAGCGGACATGAGCTGCGCCGTCATGGCGGGCTTCACGTCCTTGTCGCCGATGAACGACAGGCCACGCAGGGCGGTGATGAAGGGGACGTTCAGGTGCTTGGCGATCTGCATGAGCAGATACATGTCGCCCGCATTGCCTCGCATCTGGTAGGGGATGAGGGCGTGTGCCTGGGCGTAGATGTCGGCTTCGGCCAGGTCTCGGCGCATTTCCTCCTCACTGAGCGCCCTGTAGCCGGGCATCTCATGCGAGATGGTGGTTTCCTCAGCCTTCTCAACAGTCTTGGAGGCGCGGGTCTTGGATGCAGCCTTCTTAGCGGCGGGCTGCGCGTCGCTGGCTTTGGTGGGCATGTAGGTAACCTTTCTCTACATGTGAGGGGATGTCAGGCGAGGTCTTCCTTGAGTTCCAGCATCTCGAGGAGCTTACGGACGGTGAGCTTGTCGTCCACGAGGTGCTTGGCCTGTTCTTCGCTCATACGAACCGTGAGGGTTGCTGCGTTGAGCGTTGTATCGTCGTCCATGCCGTCAGGCATCACGCCACCAGCCTGTTCGATGAGCTTGGCTAGGTTCTCCTGGGTCACGAACTCCTCGGGGAACGTGACGGTCGGCTGAGCGTTGTGCTCAATACCGTTCTCTTCGCACCACGCCATGAATGCGAGAGCGTCCACGATCTTGAGGCCGGTTCCCGGCTTGCGTGAGGGCTTGCGGTAGGAGAGCGTGCCGGAGTCGCCACGGGTATCCGCGTCGACTTTGTAGCCGCCCTTCTGAGCGACTGCCGGGAAGGTGTCGTCCAGGTGCGTAAGAATGTAGGTCTTGACGGGGCCTTCGGCGTTCTTCACCCTGTCCTTGAGGAGCTTCGCGTAAGCCATGATGCGCGGGGCGAGATCATCCCACTTCTTCGACTTACGCAGGGTCTTGACTTCCTTCTTCGCTGCCATGTTGAGCTTTGCCTTTCTTACGTGAGATGCGTGGAGGCAACGTGGCCTCCGATGGGTAGTTGCGGGCGTTGATGCGCGCCCTCGTGATGAGAGCATGGGCGGCGCTTGCTCGACGCGCCTTAAGCGCGAGCTGTAGGCGGGCCAGTGCTTCCGCAACTGATGGTGTAGGTGGGGATGGGTCTTCTGTCACTGCTGGTTGGCCTTTCGGTTAATCTCACGGAGGACTGCGACGAGTTCGCGTCCCTTGGGGGTGAGCTGGTGGAGCTGGGCGGTGCGCCCGGTGGAGGTCTTGGCGCGCTTGGGCAGTGCCTCGACGTAGCCCTCCTTCCTCCAATCGGACACGATGGTTCGAACACGGGAGGGCGTAAGTGTTGTGGTGAAGAATGCTTCTTCGGTCAGCTCTTCGCTGATCCACTCGGCCTTCTCAATGACCTTGAGTGTCGCGAACTGGAGCCACGACTTCGTGGCGTTGACTGCGAGTGCTGCAACCCAGCTGGTCTGGGGGTCGGTGAATCGGGCGCGGGCGGGGGGGGCGGTGATGGCGGTCATGGTGTCTTGTCCTTTCTTTCTGCGTGTCCGTCTTCTTTTAGTCGCCCAGTGTGCCCAGTCCGTTCTTGATACGCCCCTGCATGTTCTTGGTGGCGCGCGAGATAGCCTTGCTGAGGCGTTCGCGTGCTTCCACGTAGAAGTGCCTAGTTAGCATGGTATCGACTGTGCAAAACTTTGATTCGGATGCGCGCATGTTGTTGTTGAGTTCAACATCGTGCGGTGTGGGGAGGTTGCGGAGGTTAAAGTAGTAGTTGTCGTAGACGAGGTTTCCGTGCTCGTCTGTGTCTCTCTTGAAGAAGCGGATGAGCATGAGCGTCACAGCGTCCCTGTTGTAGGGTGCCATTGCCTTGCGGAGGGTGTCAGATGCGCTATCGAGAAGAGCGTCCTTGGCGCTGTTGGCGCGGCACTCGAAATTGGCGACAAACGAGAACATCTTAGGGAAGTCGGGATAGACGGCGAGTTCCTGCCCCTCTTCGCTGTCGCGTAGTTCGCGCAGGAGGGCACCCATGTTGCTGTCCTGGTGGACGAGGCGGTGGACCTCGGTGATGAGGGCGAGGGCGGTGCTGGCGGCCATTGCGTCCTCAAAGTAGCGCATAGTGCCTCGTGTGTATTCCTTGTATGCGTCGGCGGCGCGGTAGTAGGCGACCGCCTGTTCGGCAATCTCCTGTTTCTCGTCCTGGGTGAACCACACGTTGAATATGGGCACGTCGATGTGCCCGTCGGCGGTGATGATGTCCTGGTAGCCGCGTCGGTCGCTGTCTACGACGGCGAGGTTGGCGATGGCGCGGTTTAGAGCGTCGCGTGCGCTGGTGTAGGTGTCAGCGGCGTCGTCGGCGAGCTTGGCGTAGTTGATGGTGGTGTTGGTGGTCATTGGGGTTCTCCTTGTGTGTGGTTGGGTTGTATATGTTTAATAGTAGTCGCGGGTTTAGTTGGGTTGCAAGCACTACTATCCCCCAAATTGGTTAAGTGGATCACAAGCGTTGTGATGGTAAGAAAAACCCCGGAACCGCCAACCAGCAATTCCGGGGGCGAACCTCGCAGCGATCACCGACCAGCCATTGCGCCTCGACGATCAGCCTCCGACGCGCACGCGAGCACACGCTTGAACGAGGCGTCCAGGTGCTTCATCTGATTCTCGGTGCGCTTCTGCACCCACGGGGTGAGCTGGCCGCTTCGAGCGAGCGCGTCCATGTCTGCGCCGCCCTTCTCGAGGTCGTCAGCCCATGCGCGTAGGACGCGGGCGAGGTCTTTCTGCGCGTGCACAGTGTGGCGCGTGAGGTCGGTTGGGCGCTTTCGTTTCGGTGTCATGGTCATTCCTTTCGGCTAATTGGTTGCGCGTGGCAACGTGGTGGCGGCACCCCTGTCGCGCTAGGAGGAGGGGTGCCGCCGTGGGGTGATGGTTCTGGTTAGGACCAGGAAATGATCGGTCCAGGCGCGGAAGTGAGAGCCTGTACGACTCCTGCTTTCGTGTAGGAACCGACGAGCTTCCCCTCTACGTCAAGAGCGTCTGCTCTTTTGGACCCTCGGACAACGAAGTGCACGATCCTCGTTCCCTGCGTGAATGGGTGCTGCGAGTCAAGGTCGATAGTCCCACAGTTACCGCTGAGGACTTTGCTGACTACAACGAGTGTTCTCCACCAGTCCTGTTGTGCGCTCGTTTCCATGTAACGAATGAGATTGCGTCCTGCGTTCGCGAACCACTGGGGTGGCACCACGCTCAGGGGGACAGGGGCACTGTTGCGAGTCACAAATGAGTCTACGTGAATCTTGTTCCCATAGAAATTGACGAACCCGAGCACAGGCTCACCCGAGTCGAGGACAGCGAACGCCACATCGCCTTTAACGACGAACCTGCGAGTCGGCCCTATTCTAGCCTCGAAGACGGGGCACACATCCTTTGTCGTGAAACCCATGATCAGCCATCAACTCCGTATTCGATGCGGCCTGGCTCATCCGTGAGTACGTAGAGGAGGTCGGCCTTCTTGACGGTCTTGACCGTCTTGCGCTCGGTACGCATGGCGTAGAACTCCTTTTCAGTGCCTTCGATCTCGAAGTGGAAGCAGCCACCGCAGTCCTTGATGAACGGATGTCCCTCGCCGAGAGTGATCCAGCGCCGATAATTCCCTGACGGGAATGTCTGCTGAGCCGCTCGGAGCGCGTAAAGGTACCACTTCTTCCGCTCGTCGCCCTGCATGTAGGGCCGGGCCGCTTCGATGAACCAGCGCGGGGGGACTTTGCGTAGGGCGGGGCAGACGCTCACGGGTACTGCTGCTTTGATCCACAGGATTCCGATCGGTGAGTGGAGCCAGCCGATGATGGGCTCCGCGTCGGGGAAGGACAGGAAGAAAACGTTGCCTTTCACGGCAACATTGTTGGCAGTCGGATAGTGCGACTGCACCACGTCTCGTTTCTGAGTGGCAGTGAATGCCATTAGTGAGGCTCCTTTCAATCGGTGGGACAGGTTGCCAGCGCGTCGGCGAGGGCCTGCTTTTCCGGTGTGGTCACTGTGAGAGCGTAGCGGGTTTTGATCTGCACCTGCTTAGAGGCGTAGGTGCAGGTGTATGCGCTGTTTGGGGGCATCCACTGGTCTGCGCTCTTGGAGCCCTTGGCCATGTTGTCATGGCCGTTGACGGCGAGGAGGTTGTCGGGGTCGTTGGCGAGAGCTTCCCGACCTGTCTGGGTGAGGTTGTATGCGCCGGACTGCCAGGCGTTCTCGAGGGCGACAACGTGGTCGATCTGGACCTTCGATGCGTCCTCCTTGCGGAAGTCGATCTGCTCGCCCGAGTAAGGGTCTGTGAGTCGGCCGGCGGTGACGACGCAGGCGTTACGCTTATCCGTGAAGGTGAGGTCGCGGTCGAGGATGTCATTCCTCGTATCGCAGCCGTTATGGTCCACGTCCTTCCACGCGGGCCCGAACTGCTCCACCCGGTTGTACTTCTCAGGCGGTGTGGGATTATCGTTGACGGTCAGGTTGTTGAGGTCATCGAGAGGGCCAGTGGAGGCAGCACTCTTCGCTAGGGATTCATTAATGCGATCCCCCCAATCCAGTACCCCGATAGAGATCTTCCCCATGCAGTAGATGAAAAGCAGGAAGATCACAACACCTGTGAGTAGGCGCATATCAACTGTTGACCACTTGCGCTTGTTCATGATGATGTTCCTTTCAGGCCCACGGGCTAATCGTATGGACGAAGTGGATGGTGGGGATGAAGCCGCAGAGGGCGTATCCGAGGATGCCGTTGATGGCCCATGCGCTCCAGTGGATTGTGAGGGGCACGTCTGGGTAGCGGCGGAACATGTTCCACACCGTGACCATCATCAGCAGCAGCGCGAGGGCTGCGAAGCCGAAGTTCACCCAGGCATGGATGACATCTGGCACCTGGTAGGCGGCGGGGGTCAAGATCGGGTAGGCGAAGGTGGCACTGATGAGCGCGACCGTGAGCGTGGCACTGAGGGTGTCCGCGCTGCGCTTAAAGACCGTGTCACCCATGAGGAGGACACTAGCAACCATGAAGGCTGCGGACGCGACGAGGGCCGCGGCGAATGAGACGATGAGCGGCTCATTCATTGGCGTCTCCTTCCGAGAGTCGGGTTTCCAGGAACTCGACGCCTGCGGCCTGTTCCTGCGTGTGGTTCTGTGGTTCAGCGTCGAGGGTGTCGGCTTCTGCCTGGGCTGCGGCGAACTCTTCTAGTCGCTGCTGGCGACGCTCGCGGGCCTTCTGGCGCTGCTTCTCGCTCGTCGTCGGGGTGGGCCACTCGAATGCCCCCGTCAGGTCCTTTTCCAGAAGCCTCGCGTCCGTGACGTCGGTGGGACGCAGGAGGATCGCGAGTAGTAGGACGAAGCCCACGACGATCCCCGCCGTCACGGTGTTCGCTGTAACAGCACGTTCGGCGATCACGTTGAGGGGGTGAGTGACCGTGATGTCATCGATCGCGACGGTCTCACCCGACGTGAGATGCGCCGTATCTCCCGAGTAGGAGGAGATGAAAACGGTCCCGTGTTCCCACAGGACGGCCGGCATGTTGACCTTCGTCAACCAGCCCGTAAACACCTGGCTGAGCACTGCTTCCTGCCGCGCTACAGCCCACGCTGCGGGGCCGATCAGGCCCACGTAGGCCAGGCCTGCGAGGATGGCGGACCAGATGAGCGCGTTGACGCTCATGGCCGCAGCGTAGAAGCTGCGTCGCTTCATGTTTTCTGCGGCCTTACTCTCCCCAATAGTCATGGGTTCTTTCCTTTCGTTGCTTTCTGGGGCATAAGTAACGGGCACGTCATTATCTTCTCGACAGGGACATGCCCGTTCACGCTCTCGGACTAGGACTCGAACCTAGATCACCGGAGCCAAAATCCGGTGTGCTGCCATTACACCATCCGAGATGGAGAGGTGGAGCAAAGCTGAAAGGCTGCGCGAGCAAATGGGGCCCTGGGCCTACGCCCAGGATATGTTTTCTATGCAAAGAAGTAACTCACACATTCGCGTCTTCGCTCCACCAGTGGGTCAGGCAGGACTCGAACCTGCAACGTTTCTGATGTGCCCGATTTACAGTCGGGTGCCTTCACCAATTCGGCTCACTGACCCCTGGTAGGTATTTAGTTGTGGTCGCTCCGGTGACAGGACTCGAACCTGCAACCGTGGGATTAGAAGTCCCCCGCTCTGTCCGTTGAGCTACACCGGATCGGAGTAGTCCTACCGAGAGTCGAACTCGGGTATCCAAAGTGAAAATCTGGCGGGCTGACCGTTACCCCATAGGACCATGTTTAGTTGTTGGCGGCGGGACAGGGATTCGAACCCTGGGCACCTTTCGGTGCGACTGTTTTCAAGACAGCTCCGTTAGTCCACTCCGGCACCCCGCCATGTTCAGTTTTCCACTGCGTGCCCCCAGCAGGACTCGAACCTGCGACCCTCGGATTAAAAGTCCGCAGCTCTAACCAACTGAGCTATAGGGGCGTTGGTGGGGCCTCACCCTGTGGTGGGAGTGTCGGGTGAGGCCCCTAGTGGGTGGTTACTCCCAGGGCCAGGACTGGCCGATCCCACGCTCGAGGAGCGGGATCATCTGGAAGCCCTTATCGGAAAGACCGCCGAAGGTCCAGCGACCCTCGCGGGCTTCCATCTGTGCCGTCCTGTAGCCTGCGAGGTTCCACGTGAACACGGGAACGCCGGGGGCGTAGGTGTCGAGAGCCTTGTCAACGCTATCGCCTGTGTACTGCTCATCCGTCAGGATGACGATACGGTCGTACTGGCGACCGCCCTCGTGGGCCCAACGGATAGCTTCGGGCGTGTAGGTGCCACCTCGAGGAGTGGGCATCTGGTCCACGGCGCGGAGCAGGTCCGCGCTGTTGATGTTCACGTCTTCCATGTGGTTGTCGAACGCGACCACGCGGACGTTCTCGCCACGAAGTGCGAGTGCCGACGCGAACACGTTAGCCGTGTCCTGGCAGCTCAGCGACGACTTCGCCGACAGAGGGGCGCTCATCGAGTAGGAGCGGTCCAGGAGGACCAGCGTGCGCCCCTTGAGGGCGGGCACGTTCTCAAGCGAAGCGTTCGCTGCGTCCTGGAGGGCGGCGGCGAAGGCCAGCGGCGCGTTCTTGTACGCCGCATAGAAGCTGACGGGCATGGTGCGAGACTTCGCAGCCTCTTCCATGTCGCTCAGGCGCTCATTGATCGTGGCGACCAGAGAACGAGACGCGCCTGATGCCTCAATGCGTCGGAGATTCATGCGCAGGGCCATGTAGCCCATGTTGGGAACGAGGGTTTCCCACACGTCGGCGGGGATCGTCCCGATTGCGCCCGCGATCACCTCGTGAGTGAGCGCAGCCTCGCGCAGGGTGTTCTTCGCGTCTGGGCCGGTGAGGGCGCGGATCTGCGTGTCACGGTCCATGGCTAGGAAGCGACGGCGGGCGCGGATGACGGGTAGCTGCTTGTCGTTGCCCTTCTTGCCGTACCCCTCGTCGAGGGCGTACTTGATGAGCGCTTCCTGCGTCTTGGTCTTCGGCTTGGGGTGCGTCAGGTTGATGACATCGCGGAGGGTGACGCTCCCCGCGCTCATGCGGCCAACCCACTTGAGGTAGGAACGCTCGGACAGTCGGGCGCGTAGCGCGTCGGCAACGCCACGGCGCACGCAGGACGGGATGTTGCGCCCGTACAGGCTCATCCACCCGGCGAGCACGTCGGAGGCCTCGTCGAGACGACCGATAGCCGCCTCAACAATCTGACGGTTAGTGCCAGTCAGGCCAGCGTCCAGACGCTCCTTAACGGCGCTGATAGCGACGACCGCGGGAATCGACCGGAGTCCGACCTCCTGGCGAAGCCAGCGGACCATGCCAAGCGTCCACTCGGGGCTGTTGACGATCTCAGGAGATGCTGTGAGCGTCTGGATGCGCTTCGTGCGGTTGTTGGCAGTCTCGTAGAACGTGTCCTCGTTGAGGGAGGTCACGGCGGCGAGGAACAGTTCCCCCTTGGGGGTGCGCTGCCACCCCATTCCACCTTCTGCGGTGAAGGCCTGGCCGGTGGTGGCGATAGGCGTTGCCGCCGTGTTGCGGGGCTTGGTGCCTCGGGTGTTCATGCGCACCATGACGCTCTCCTTTCTGGGTGTTTTGGGCAAAAGTGGGGGACGCGAGAGAAAAGGTTGAAACGAGTGTAGTTTCGATCCAAATGAAGTAACTCGTCTCAGGCGCTTCTCGCGTCCTGCGGAAAGAGCGGGATTCGAACCCGCGAAACAGATTCCTCTGTTTACCTCCTTAGCAGGGAGGCCCCTTAAGCCACTCGGGCATCTTTCCATGGGTGCTCCCCCGCTCTGGGGGAGCTATGAAGTTGTTGTTGTGTTGTTTGTGATGGGTTTAGTGTAGGCCGGGGTGTTTTGTGTGCGCAACACGAAAACTGGTTAACTAGATCACATGCCTATAGGGGCTGCACACAATCACCACGTGTAGAGCATCTGCCACAGCGACGCAACCCACCTAACCAGCGTTCCACTGATGAGAAGTCCACCCAACGCCGCAACCAGCCCGGCAGTCACGAACACGTTCCCCCACGTCGCCCACCGGCCTCGAGGTGGAGCTCCCAGCTCTTTCACGCCCACTCGGCTCTGCGACTCGTGGTGCACGGTCAGGGATCCGCCTGTCACCGTCTTGAGGAGGGAGAACAGTGGGAAAGACAGGTCGAGCAGGAACGCGAGGACGATGATGAGGGCGTACAGGAATAGGAGGATGCCGACGATCGCTGCGCCGGTGCTGAACCCGTTCGACAGTTTGCTGTCTTGTTCGAGTTGGCGTTGCGCGATGATCTGGTCCACGTTGTCTTTCTGCGTGGTGTTCAGGTTCGTGTAGCTCGCGAACTTGAGGGTGTCTTTCGCGAAGGCGAGCTTGTCGGCGTCGGAGAGCTGGTGGTTTTGGCCGACGGTGCGAGGTGGCATGCCGAGTAGGTCGAGGTCGCTGATGATGCCGGTGTCGGTTGTGGCGGCTGCGCCGCTTTGGCTGCTGTCGCCTGTGGAGATGCTGGTGGCTGCGTCGTCGATGGTGGGGAGGTCTTGGAGTTTCTTGCCGTCGGTGCGGGAGAATTTCAGGATGGGGCCGATGCCGCCGGGGTATTGGGAGCGGTCGAGGACAGTGAGGGGTCGCCCGGAGTCGATCGTGTGGACGGTGTTGCCTTCCACGTAGTCGCCGGCGATCCAGTGCCGCCCGCCGCTGTCGGTTTGGACCATGAAGATGACGAAGTAGCCGTCGTTCATGGCTTGGCGGACGTCGTCTTCGGTGAACTGGTTGGCTCCGAGTCCCGCGCCGCTGGTGTCGCCTTGGACTTCGACGGTGAGTTGCCCGCCAGTCATGTTGGAGACTCCTTGGGCGAAGCCTTCGGGGTTGAGCTGGTAGAGCCACCCCTCGTCGTTGAACGGGCTGTCTTTGCCGGCCTGCATCAGTTTGATGGCTTCAGCTCGCATGTCGTTGACCGTGTAGGAACCGCGGGCTTTGACTCCCGCGCGGAGTTCCACGAATGTGAAGGAGAAGTTACCACAAGCAGCCGCAGCCATGTCGGTGCCGGCGTCTACAGTCATGCCACGCTCTTCGTTAGGGTCATACCCGAAGTCGCTGTCGGCACACCACTGACACCAGGTGGAGGGCTTGTCCTTGAGGTTGTAGCGGCCCTCACTGTCTGTGAATGCGCTCGCGGGGTGCGCGAAAAACGTGAGGATGAGCGCGAGGAGGAAAGCGAAGGCGACGGAACCCCGCCACACTCGATGGAGGCGGCGGGGCGCGCGGACTGATGTCATCACTGATTCTTTCTGTACGACTTGACGAGTGGGGTCTTGGCAACGGAGAGATAGATTCTCTCATAATCACGACACCCTTCCTCGACTGCCGGTAGTGGCTGCTCACGGTAGGCTGCGCCGGCCCATTCTCGGCTGAGGATTGCGTACGTTGCTTCGACTTCCTCACGGTCGAGCGGCTTGTTGAAGGGCGGGGTCGTGCGGATGATGGTGGATGCTTCGGCTGCTGCGCTTAGGAGCATCCCGTAGGTGTTTCGGCGCGCTTTTGAGGGGGAGAGCGTGACACCGGGCCGGTCGGTGTGCGCGCGGCTGAGGTGCAGGTGCTCGGCCTCGAGGTAGCTGCGGGCGAGGTTGAGCGCTGCCTGCATCCGATCGGCGTATCCGGCGAGGGTGAGGATGATATCGCCGGTTGGGGTGCTGGCGGCCACGCCTGCGACGCTGAGGGCTTGGCACATGTCCAGGATGCCTCGTGCTTGCACTGGGCCGCGCGTACGGTTCACTGGGACCGTGATCTGCTGGCGAGTCATGGTTTCGTCGAAGGTGGCGGCAGCTGCTTCGAGGATAGCGTGCACTTCTGCCGCCCATTCGAGTCGGCTGCGCGCCTCATGGGTGTGTGCCTGGCGGGCGTTGTGTCGCGCGATGGCGCTGCGAGGAGTGTTCATGGTGGCCTAGTTTGCCCGTTGGGCCATCTTGGCTGCGTCGGCCTTGATGAGGTTTCTGTAGTGCGCGACGTAGCTGTAGTAGGTGCTGTAGGGGTCATTGCGTCGCGTTTCGGGGTGCGTGCTGCGAGATGGCACGTACAGGGGGAGCGCGTCAGCACACACGTCCAATCTGCCGTTGCAGGCGGCTCGATACCCCTCAGCGAACACTCCCCATAAGGAGGGGCCGGAGCTCCAGACTCTCTGTCGGACAAGAGCATCGACGATAAAGTACACGCCGACGAGGCCCAACTTGCTGTAGTTCTTAAGTGCGTTCTTGACGAGCATCGAGCGGCCCATCGTGTATGCGGGGTCGCCATGGGTTTCGTGTGCTACGAGGTCACCATTCATGTAGGTGAAGGAGCCGACGTTTTCGAGGTAGAACTCGAGACGTGCACCGCCTCGGGTGAGGGCATACGCTACGCCCTGGATGTCGCGCTCGAGGCAGAAGGGGTTGGTGGCTGCGTCGTCTACTGCTCGGGCGAGCGTTCGTAGCGTGTCCTGCGTGGGTGTCGTTCCGGTTCCGTCGAATAGGGGGATGCAGTCCTTGGGGAGGGAGACGAGGAAGTAGTTGGAGCTGTCGATGCTGGCTTCGAGGGTTGGCTTGTGCGCTAGGGAGCCTTCCTGTGTGCGGTAACACGTGCGCAGGGTGCACTCGGTGTCGGTGTCTGGGCGCGTGAGGGTCCAGTAGTCGGGTCGTGTGGGTCCGGCTGCGCCAAATGGGCCAGAGGCGCGCGTATCGAGGCGGGTGAGCGTGTAGGCGTTGGCGTAGTTGACGGCCTCGCGGAGGGCTTGGATGTCCCACGCCGCGGCCTGGGGGTCGATACCCCGGTCGGTGATCTCGTAGTCGTCGAGAACCTGCGCGAGCGTCTTGCTGCCCTGGTCTGTCTTGATGACGGTGCGGGGCGTGATGGCTAGGTCGTCGCGGGCGAACAGGTTGATGGCTCGTTTCCCGTCGTAGGCGCAGTACTCGTAGCCTGCCGGGTCGTAGGGTGCTGCGTGTAGGCCCGGCACTCGGCGTGCTGCCATGTCGCGTAGGGCTTGGGCGCGCTCGATGGTCTGGTCGGTGGTCGTGAGGATCTTGTTGTCCTCCTGGTAGAGGGTGAATCCGGGCCTCTGGAAGTAGACCCATGTCCATGGTGTGGTCATTCGACTGTGTCCTCCGTTGCTTCCTCATCCTCTAGGGCTTCGAGGTCTTCTTGGGCCTGCTTCTGTTGCTCCCAGAATGGGTTGCGCACAGGCTTGTACTTCCTGAGTGCCTTGCCGGTTTCCTCCTCAGCCTTAAGGATGATCTTCGCGAACTTGATGCACACGCGGAACATCGTCTGATCGTTGTCCGGGACGTTCTCGAACTCCTCCTTGGTCATGCCGATCTTGGCGTTGAAGCCGGCGAGGATGTGTACGAGGCCGTGGCAGCGTTGGCAGAGCGTCACGAAGTTGCTCATCGCGTCGGAGCCGCCCACGTAGACGCTGGTCTTGTGGTGTGCTTCGAGCTGGCCGAGGTGGACCATGGACGTGATGCCCTTGCCGTAGCCACAGGCCTGGCAGGTGAACTCGTCGCGCGCGAGGATCGCTGTGCGTAGCTCCTTGGAGAGGGGCTTGCGGTCCTTCGTGTCTTGGACGGTGTTCTCATCGACTTCACCAAACATGTCCTCGTCGTCGTCGCCGCCCTCGAAGCCGACCTGTTCGGCGGCGTTTTCGGGGATGGGGTCGCCGCCGTAGTTGTCGTCGTCGATGTCGGTGTCGTCGGTGTCGGCTTCCTTGTTGAGGAGGTCGCGGACTTCGCGGAGTTCGTCGCCCATTTCGAGAAGGTTCTTGACTTCCTCGTCGCTGAGCGGCGCGTCGCCGGTGTCGTCGGCTGCGAGGTCGCTTGCTTCGTCAACGCTGGAGATCTTCCGGTCGTCGTCGCCCGCTGTGGGGTTTGCCTCCTCCTTGCGGAGCTTTTCGAGGGCCTTGTAGGAGCGCATGAGGTCTTTCTTGCCCGACAGGAAGCCCTCCGTCACCTCGGGGTACTCGGCGAGCATGACTTCCTTGAGGCGCATGGAGTCGCCCGCGTCGAGGTTGAGGAGCCAGTCGAGCATGGAGGGGGTGAGGCTGTAGGACTCTTCCATCACCTTCTGCATCGCCCACTTCTCGCCCCACGTGTGCTTCTGGGCTCGGTTGAGGACCAGGTGCATGAGGTTGGATAGGTCACGTCCAACCTCGGGGTCGTGGAAGGTGACGATGGCGGCGGGGATCTCGTCTTGGTTGTTCTTGAGGGACGCGAAGATGCGTCGCCAGCCGTCGAGGACTCGGTAGCGTGGGCCCGCGTAGCCGAGCTCGTCGGCTTCCGCGCCGGTGGTGATGTTGTTGTCGGCGAGGAAGTCGGCGTACTCCGCAAGTGGGGTTACGACGACGGGGACGATGACACCCATCTCGCGGATGACGTTGAACAGGCCACTGTAGGTGTCGGTACGGTAGTCCTTGATGGGCTTGGTACCGACCACCTGGTGCGGGCTGATGTGCGTGTAGCGGACTGAGTACGCGTCGCTCTTGACGGTCACCACGTCGTTGACGCTACTGATTGCTTCAACTGCTGCGCTGTCGAGGCCGTCTGTGTCGATGCTGATGCGGAAGGGAGTGGCCTCGGTGTCGGCGCTGGTTTCGTCGTCAGCGTCCTCGTCGAGGTCCGCGTCGTCATCGTCGGGTGTTTCTTCGTCGTCGGACTCAGCGGGGGCGTCGGTGTCGTCTCGTAGTGGGGCGAGCGTGAAGGTGGTGACGGGAGTCGAGGTCACAGCATCCTCGTCCTCGTCATCCTCATCTTCGTCGTCGTATTCGTCATCCTCATATTCGTCATCTTCTGAGGTCTCGAGGTCAGCTTCGTCAAGGTCGTCAGGGTCGGTGGGGTCGTCGTCGAGGCCCAGGACAATGGTGTCTTCTGTCGTCTCGTCAAGGTCGTCGTAGTTGTTCATGGGGGGCCTTTCGCGTGTGGTGATGGTTGCGTGCAGGGTGCGGGGCTTAGGGGAGGATCGTTTCGGGCTGGGGGTCGTCTTCGAGGCCGAAGGCCTTGAGGTAGGTCTTGTCGATGGGGCGCTGCTCCTTGTACGTGTCCATGAGGACATCGAGCGCAGTCTGTGCTTGCTGGAGGAAGGTGTCGGCGGTAACAATGAGCGCTTCGAGGCGGTCGCGCTGTTCCTGGTATTCGCGCTCGGTGAGGATGATGCCGTCAACGGGGGTCTCGGTGACCGTCCCGTCGGGTTGTGTGGTTTGTTCGATGTAGCGGCGCACAGCGCCTCCCTTCCTGTGGGAGCCATAACCGGGGCTTTTGCCCTAGTTTCTTTAATGGTACCAACTGGAAGGGAGTCGGAAAGAGTGTTACACGCAGGCGTGGTGTATTGATGAGATTTTAGGTGGACCCCCCGGCGGCACTAAGCTCCGCCCGATGGCAGGCCCCGCGGCGGTCGGAGATCAGGCGGAGCCGCAAGCACCGTCGGCTCCGCGGCGAGCGAACTGCCTCTACTCTCCGCCGACGCCGGGCTCTGGGCGTCCCGTGTAGTTGACGAAGCGCACCATGTCGCCCTGGAAGAGGGCGGTGACGGTCGCGGTCGCGCCCGCGCGGTGCTTGGCGACGATGATGTCGGCTTCGCCGGGGCGGTCTTCCTTGTCGTAGTAGTCGGGGCGGTGCAGCAGGATAATGATGTCGGCGTCCTGTTCGAGTGAGCCGGATTCACGCAGGTCGCTCATCATGGGTTTGCGGTCGGTGCGGCCCTCGGAGTTTCGGTTCAGCTGTGAGACTGCGATGACTGGGATGTCGAGGTCCTTGGCCAGGAGCTTGAGGTTTCGCGACATCGCGGAGACTTCCTGCTGGCGCGACTCGACTTGGCGGCCGCTTGTCATGAGCTGGAGGTAGTCGATGACGACGAGGCCGAGGTTTTCCTGTTGCTTGAGGCGGCGGCACTTCGAGCGGATTTCGGAGATAGTGATGTTCGCGGAGTCGTCGACGAACAGGGGGGCTTCGCTCATGCGTGAGGTGGTTTCGGCGACCTTGCGCCAGTCGACGTCGCTCATCTTGCCGGCCTGCATCTTGGATAAGCGCACGCCGGACTCGGCGGAGAGCATGCGCATGGCGATTTCCTGCGAGCTCATTTCCAGTGAGAAGATCAGCGAGGTGATGCCGTGCTTCATGGAGGCGGAGCGGCAGAAGTCCAGGGCGAGCGTGGACTTGCCCATGGCGGGTCGGGCAGCGACGATGATCATTTGGCCGCCGTGCAGGCCCTGGGTGAGTTCGTCGAGGTCGGTGAAGCCGGTGGGCACGCCGTTGAGTTTGCCTTTGTTCTTCTCGATGTCTTCGAGCGTGTTGAGGACGTCTGAGCTCATCTGGTTCATGGACACGTAGTCGCTGGTTTCGCGCCCGTCGGAGACGGCGTAGACCTCGGCCTGGGCCTGGTCGACAATTTCGTCGACGTCGCCGCCGGCGTCCGCGTAGCCGAGCTGGACGACGCGCGTGCCCGCGGTGACGAGGCGGCGCATGATGGCGCGTTCGCGCACGATGCGCGCGTAGTAGGCGGCGTTCGCGGCGGTGGGCACGGAGGCGATGAGGGTGTGCAGGTAGGCTGCGCCGCCCACCTTTGAGAGGACGCCTGCACGCTTGAGTTCGCCGACGACGGTGATGGCGTCGGCGGGTTCTGCGCGGCCGTTAAGTTCGACGATGGTGTTGAAGATGGTCTCGTGGCTGGGCTGGTAGAAGTCTTGGCCGCGCAGCATTTCGGAGACGACGTTGGCGGCCTCGGTTGTCAGCATCATGGACCCGAGGACGCTCATCTCCGCGTCGATGTCCTGCGGGGGGACGCGGTCGAACTGGTCGTCGGGCATCGTGATCCTCTCGGGTCTGTGGGTGTGCGGTGACGAGGCCTGGGCTGGGTTCTCGGGGTTGCTGGTGGTGAGGTTGAGTAGTTGCATACCCATAAAGTAGCACACATAGGCAACATTATGATATTTTTTATCACGAACGCGCCGAACAGTGTTCCAACTAGGAAAGTGAGAGCACCGTGAAGAAAGCCCGCGAGCGCGTCGCCCGCCTACACGCCCGCATAGCTGACGTGCGCGCGGAGGAGACACAAGCCGGGCCGACACACCGTCGGGCAACGCAAACCCCACTGAAACGCGAACCAAGCAGCCACCCACCAGTGGCATGAGACTTGGAGCTGGCCTCGGCAACGAGACCATGCGCTTCTAGAACAAACTAGAACGCAACGGGTATCGAGGCTGCGATAGCCGCGTCAATGATCACGGTCCCCTGTGGGGTGCAAGGGACCAGCCCGTAGGTGGTATCAACGTAGCGGATGGTGCCACCTGGGTAGGCTTCGGTTTGTTCGAGAACTGCTGGGGTCCATACGGGGATCGCAGTCCCCGTTGTTGTGTGAATGGTGGGGGCGAGGGTGTGGCCGTCTGCGGACCAGGTGACGCCTTCGACGTGGGCCTCGAGGACAGGCAGGTCCGGGACGGTGGTCAGGGTGATGGTGTGCTGGCCGTTGTTGACGGCGATCGTGACTCCGACGTTGGGGATGTCTCCGATCAAGTCGCTCATGGTGTCGTGCATGTCTTCGACGGTGATGCCGGAGTCGTTGACGACGGTAATGGATTCCGCGTCGCCGGTGCTCGCGGGCGTGACTTCGAGGTCGATGGACTTGTCGCGTTGGAGGGCTTCTGCGCATTGCGCGATGAAGGTCTCGTATTGCGGTGAACTGATCGTGACCGCTTCACCGGCGGGTTCTGCCATAGCGTCGCTCAGGTGGGTGCGGATCTGGGCCTCGAGAGCGGGGGCGATACCCTCATGAGTGGGGCGTTCTGGTACGTGGATGAACATGACGGTGTCTTTCAGCGGGTGAGTGCGCCGAGGATTGCGTTGCCGGAGGGGGCTGCAACTGATCGGGAGAGGGTGTCCCAGGGGCTTGTGACGACGGTGGAGGCGGGGATTGGGGCGTGTTGGGGGACGCGGAAGGAGAGGCCCTGTTGTGCTGCGATTTCGGCGATGGCGCGTAGGGGGAGTGAGTAGGCGGGGTAGGCGACACCGTTCATGGTGATCGTCTGTGAGCCATTGACGCAGTAGTAGCCGAAACGGAACTCACCGCCGTCGTTGATTGCTTTTTCGAGACGCTTAGCGAACGTCTCCTTGGCTTTGGTGCGGCTCTCCCCCGCTGCCGTGAGGATGTCCTCGTCGTAGAGGCCTCCGCACTGGTTGATGACGTTGACGGCGACGCTGTAGGCGGTCTCGAGGATGAAGCCTCCGACGACGGGGATGAGAACGAACGTCAGGGTGGAGACGTTCGCGTTGGCAGTGGTACGAGTAGCGACCGCCTTGTGTTGTGGATCCCAGATGAGGGGAACGGGGCCGCTGGGGTTGTAGGGCAAGCCAAGATGCCTGACCTGCGTGGGGTGCAGGAAAGCCCATGAGCAGCCGAGCGGGATGGTGTGGATGAACAGGGCGAAGAGTTCAGCGCACTGCTGCCCGTACTTGGTGATGAGGGCCGCTGCGAACTCGGTTTCTGTCTGACGGGTCAAGGGAGGGTTCCTTTCAGGATAGGAGAGCGATGACGAGATGGGCAAGCCAAGCTTGGATCACGCCCGTGAAGATGAGGGCACCGAGGGCGGCGAAGGCGAAGCAGACGGTCAAGACTCCGGCGACCCCGTAGGTGCCTTTCGGGCGCTCGTCGGCGGGTAGGGGCGAGTACTTGACGCGCCCGAAGGTCACGCCCTCGAGGGCAGAGAACAGCGGGAACGCGAGGTCGATCAGGAGGGACAGGAGGATGATGAGGGCATACAGGAACAGGACGATGCCGACGGCGGTGACCCATGTTCGAGTGGACTCAGCTGCTTCTCGGTCCCGTTCCTCTTCGAGCTGCGTTTTCAGGTCGGAGGCGTTTGCCCGTTGCTTCGCCGTGAGCTGTGAGCCGTCTGCGAACGTGAGGGACTGGCCTTTAGCGATTTCGGGTTTCTTGGGCATTCCGGGGAGGGACCACTCGTCGAGTACGCCGCCGCTCGTCGTCGAGCCGGATTGTGCGCTTGCTGTATCCGACTTCGCTGCGGGGTCGGTGTTGCCGACCTTCTTGAGGACTGTCGCCGCGTAGGAGGCGCGCTGCATGAAGCCGGCTTCGGCTGCGCCGGGGGCTTCCCAGTTCGTCATCCAGATCCACGTCGCAAGGTACCAGTTGTCGGTGCTCTTGAAGCCTTCGAGGCTTCCGAAAGAGTCGTCGGCGGAGGGGACGGTGCCTCCGGTGATGCCCCAGGTGTCGGCTTCGTTGAGCGCGTAGGAGGCCATGCCGCCATAAATGATGCTGGTGGTAGGCCAGCCGAGCCATTCACTGCGCCCGTCCGCGAGCGCGGCTTGGGTGGTTTCTTTGGCTTTGAGGCCGGCGCAGTTGGAGACGCCGTTGTAGGTGAAGAGGAGAGTCTGTCTGTCTCCGAGGGCCTGGTACATGCCACACGCGCCCGATACCGAGTTCATTGCGTCCACGTTGAAGTGGGACTCGCGCCAGAAGTTGCCGGCGATGGCTGCTGCTGCTTCTGCTGAGTAGCCTTCCGCTTTGGCTTCTGCGACCACCTGCTTGGCTGTCTCCTGCTGTTCGGCGGATAGGGTCGCCCAGTTCGCCTCAATGACCTCATCGGAGACGTTTGGGTTGGCTGGGAGAGCGTACGCGGGTGCCGGGGTGAGCGGCAGCATGACGGTGGCCGCGGCGATGAGGGCGAGGAGTGCTCGTCGGGCGCGTGTGAGCATGAGGGGTTCCCTTTCGGGGGTTAGCGGAGCAGGTCTTCTGTCTTTCTTGCGATGTCTTCCTCAAGGTTTCGTGCGCTCCAGGCGAGGAAGCTGAGGGTTGCTCCAGTGTAGACCAGCGGGTTGTTGAAGTCGGCGAGTTTGCGTGGTTTTCGCCCGTCGCGGCTCACCCAGTACGTCCATAGGCCGTTGGTATGGGTTTCGGATCGTCTGACCTCGGTGTTCCCGGGGATGCTGCGAGCGAGGATGCGCAGGAGGAACGGGGTATCCCAGTCAATCGAGTCCTGCTCGAGTTCTTCGTCCCAGATTTCGCCGTACTCGCGACCTCGGTTACGCGCAAGCACGGACGGGGTGCGTCGGAGGATGAGGTCGAGGGTCTTGTCGGGCAGGTTCTTCATGTCGTCGGCGTGGAGGACGTATACAGGGGTCCTGCCTGACCGTGTGCGCACGGGGATTGTGTCCAGTGGCCAGACCTCGTTGGCTCCGACTCTGATGTGGCTGTCTGACGGTAGGAGCCACGTGTTTTTCATCTTGCCTGGGCCGTTGGGGTTGTCGCGTGTTTTGACAACTTCGGCGAGCCCAACGTCCCCGTTGGGGGAGAGAACGATGACGTCGATGCTGGCTTGCATCGCTGACGCTGGGGACATGTGTGTGCACGCGTAGGCCACGATTTCGAGCATGGTGCTGGTTGATTGGGCGACGACTTCGCGTGCGTGTAGGGCTCTGGCAATCAGGTACGGGGGGACGGGCATCGTGTCGGGGTCGCTGAATGTGGGGTCGGGAATGGCGATCCAGACGGGTCCGATGAGTCCGTCGTATGCGTCGGTGAGGAGAATGCCCGTACCGGTGTTGTTTTGCATGTGGCATTTGGTGCGCCCAAAGGTGATGGGCGGACGCGACCCATACTTACCTCGGTAGGGGAAGAGCGACTTGTTGTTGATGCGCATGATGTCACCGTTGCTTCTGAATGTAGGCCAGGACTGCGTTCCCGCTGGGGGTCGCAGTGAGGATGTAGTCGCCGAACATGGGGGGGCGGTTGCGGTTGACGCCGTATGCGCGCGCCTGTTCCCTCATGACCTGGAAGTCAGTGCGCCCGTAGAGTTCGCAGCGCTCGTAGAGGTCTTCGACCGTGACCTTGAATGCGGGGATGCGGGTGCCGTTAACTGTGACGGTGTCTCCCTTGTTGGTGGAGTAGATCGCGACGGGGATGCTGGTTCCTCGGGGCGCGTTTCCGAGCGTCGTGAGGTATTTGCCGAGGCGTAGGAGTTCAGGTGTCCTGGCCTCGGGCTGGCCTCCATGGAGGTTCGGAGAATAGTCGCTGTCAAGGTCGCGCAGTTCCATGACTCGCCCCCTCCTACCGCCGTCTGCTGTCTTGTAGCGGTAGGTCTTCATGATGGAGCGGTCTGCGACTCCGAAGAACGCGCTGTCGGTCGTGTGCACGCCCGTATGGTCGTCGTCGGGCAAGATCACGTAGGTTACGCCGTGCGATGCCCTGAGTTCCTGGTCGAGGAGCGTAAACACGTTGACGTACGCACTCCGATGGTTGTACGCAATCCAACTGAGTTCGTTCTGATCTGGTGCCAGGCCAAGAGAGATCTTCCCTGCCGGAGTATCTGCTCCGGTGCGGGGGAGGATGGCGTTGAGCGCCCAGATCGGGCTATCGGTGATGATGCTGATGATGTTCAGCACGTCGATCACGGTTGCGCCGTCGGGCACGTAAACGCCGCATCTGGAGGCGATGTCGGACAGTCGCCTCATGACGATGGGTTCGCCGCCGCCGACGCTTGGCGCGGCGATCGCCTTTGCGAGCGGAGCAGACGTCGGGGTCCTGCCTTCTACGAAGGCGTAGACCTTCGTCTGCGCCGTGAACAGCTGGTGGCCGTCGGGGAGCGCGTAGAGGCCGAGGTCGAGGTCTTCGGCTGCGTCATCCCACACGGATCCTCCAGGTTCCAGGAGAGCGTCCATGAGCGGCCCGTCGCCATTGGCGATGTCGCCAGGATCATACTCGACAACGTACTCGTCGAAGCTCTCGTAGCTTTCGAGGTTGGGGACGAGTGGAACCCATCCGATCTCACCGTCGTTAGAGAAGCGGGCGATTCGCGTGTCCTTATTGATGAGCGCCATGGGGGCGGTTCCTTTCGCGTGTGGATTGTGTTCATCGTGTGAGCATCCATGAACGAACAGGATGCGACGTAACGCTTACTTAGAGCGTCCACACGTCCGTTGTGTTGCTTGTGGCGCGTGTCTTTTTGCGGCGTGCGGGTGGAGTGTGCCAGGAGATGATTTTTCCTGGGTCTCTTGTGAGGGCGAGCATGATGCCTGTGGGAGTGCGTTCGCGCGGGTGTTTACTGTGGTTGCTGGTGAGCTGTACGCGGTTTTTGACTACTTTTAGCCGTGCGATTCCAGTGTGTTGTGCAAATGGGTGTTGTTCACTGAGCTGTATGGTGGAGCCGTCGTGTTTGAGGGTTTCACTAGTTGCAACGAGTGTTGTCCAGTAGTCGCGTTGTTTTTCTGTGTCCATGTTGGCGACGTGGGGGCGCGCAGCCCTGGTGAACCATTGTGGTGGTATGGCGAACAGGGTTGGTGTTAGCCCGTTATGGATGGTTGCTACCTCCTCCACCGTGTAGCGTTGAAAGAGGCCGCGCGTGTCTTTGGCGCAGCCGAAGTGTGCGATTATTGGCTCGCCTGCGAGGGTGAGGGCGAATCCTGTGGCGTCGGCTCCGCGCGCGACGAATCGGAGTGTTGGCCCAATTATGGCTTCGAGTGTGGGGCGTAGGTTTGCTGTTGTGAATGTCATGGCGCTCTGGTGCCCACCTTTTTGGTTATTTGGCTGTCGTAGTGGTGTTGGCTGGGTGGCCGGTGAGCGTGAAGTCGTTGCCGTCGTCGCCGCGGACGGCCTCTCTCAGTTCTGGGCTTCTGCCTGGGAGGTGATGTGGGTGGTGCCGGTGAAGGGGATGGGGGTGCGGGCCTTGTATTTCGCGGAGCACTCGTCTGGGGTGTCGCCACAGTAGCGGGGCTGTGAGAACACGTAGCCGACGAGGGTGTCGGCTCCCATATGGATGCGGCTAAGGGTCGCCTGGTGGACCGTGGGGTCCGGTGCGGCTCCGGTCGGCATGTAGGGGGCGAGGACTTCCTTCGTCATGACGGTGGGCGCATCCGTGGTGGGGACGAAGATGCCCATGATGTCGCCGTCGCCTCGCGTGAACATGACCTGGGCGCTGGTTTGGCCGGCGTTGAAGGTTGCGTCGGTGAAGCAGTAGCCGGTGGCGTAGCAGCGTGCGGTCGCGTCGGGTGCGAAGGTGATGTCGGTTTGGCCTCCGAGGCTGGCCTTGGGGGCTAGACGAACGGGCGGCAGACTAGCGAGGGGTACTGCGGGGTCGGTTTCTTGGCCGAGGCGGATGTCGCCGACGACGCACGACCAGTAGAGCTGGAGGTCGCGGGTCTCGTACATTTCATGGCAGGTCTCGCGGTTTTCCTCGTAGTCGCTGGCCGTGTACGCGCGCGCCGTCTGCGTAGCCGCGGGCTGGGGCGCTGGGGTTTGCTGCTCGGGGGCGCTCCATACCCATGCGGCAACACCTGAAGCGATGAGGGTGACGATGGCGACGAGGATGACGATGATGGCGCGCTTAGGTGATGGCGCAGGGGTGGCCTCGTCCTCAGCCCAGGTGGTCTCGAGGGCGGGCTGCGCTGGTTGTTGTGGTGCTGGCGCGGCTCTCATTGCTTGGCCTTTCGTGGGGGATTGATGGTGATACGGGTGAGGCCCATGGCCCGCGCCTCGTAGTCGCTCGCGACGGTGCGGAAGTGCCCGTCTTTGATGACGACATCGCGCCACACGTCGGCGCTGATCGCGGCGTCCGGCCAGAGCATCGCGTACGTGTAATCGTTGGGCGCGTAGACTGCGTACCCTGTCATGTCAGTTTGCGCGAGCGCGTCCTCGCTTCCGGCGAGACGCACGGCGTCAGCGTGGACTGCTGCGCGGGCTTCCTCCCTGTAGGAGTTGAGGCGCTGGAAGATGCGCACGATCCTGGTTGGGATGATGGTGCGAACGCCTTGCTCCCAGTTGCGCACGGTGTACTCGTTTACACCGCACATGGAAGCGAGGTCCTTTTTGCTGAGGTGGGCGTGTAGTCGCAGAGATCGCAGCTCACTGGCGGTCAGCTGGGATGAGTCGCGCGGGTCAGGCTTGATGGTCACCTCATCCTTGGGGACTCCCAGGTGGTCGGCGAGTACTTCAGCGAGGTCGTCAGCGATCGTGGGGTCACCCGCTGACGTTAGTCGCTCCGACTTGTCCCATTTCTGCCACACGGTGAGTCCACCGCGCTTGCGCGTAGTCTGAACCCATGGCTTCTTCGAGGTGAGGGTAGTAACGAAGCTCGCAACCTGCGCGAGGTCACCCCTGAAGGTGCCGTTCGCCCACTCGAGAATCAACGTCATGGTGGTTCCTTTCAGTAGATCAGTAGAAGAGCACGTCGCGGATGTGCGCGAGGTCTGCTCTGGTTAGCCCGGTGATGGGGTCGGTGCCGATGGTGTGGATGCCGTCTACCTGCCCGTAGCCTCGGGGGTGCTGGTCGTCCACCCACGCGATGCGGGTGTCGGTGTCGGTGAGGTAGTCGAGGATAAGGTCATGCGCGCGGTCGAGCTTGTGCTGCTGGTTGATGGTTCCCGGCGTGAGATGCGGAAATAGGTTGACGGTCTTTCGGCGCGGGAGGTGCAGGCCCACGGCCTTCGCCGCTTTCATGCTTGCTTTGCCCCATGATGAGGCGAGGAGGATCTTATCCGCGTCGCCGATGATGATATTGAGGGCTTCGATCATGCGTGGCGAGTACCAGACGTCTCCGGTACCCACGAGCCCATGGTCGAGCTTGACCGTGACCATAGTGCGGGCCCGATCCGTGTACGCCCCTTTAGCTGTCGGGGTGACGGGTTCCAGGATGAACACCTCGTCAAAATCGAGGGCGAGAATCGCCTTACGTTCGGCCACAATAAGCCTCCTTTCTATCCACCAGCCTACATCCCGAATCGGACTATTTCAAGTTGAAGTGTGTCAATTATGAACTATACTGTCTCTTAACAAGCCTCGCAGCAACACTGCTTCCCCGCATCGGACTTAAGGCACGCGTCGCTGCGGATGGTTCCCTGATCCGCGACTGATCGCATACAAAGAGCGGCCCGGCGTCCCCAGTGGTGGGGTGCCGGGCCGCTTCGCGTGTATCGCCTACCGTTGGAGAGTGTAGACGATAGTTGCGGCGAGGATGACGATGAGGAGGACTTCGACGTAGCCGGTGAACTCCCACCACCAGCGGGGCTTGGGGGCCTTCGCGTCGAGCTTGCGGACGAAGGGGAGCGTGTTCCATCGGCTGTGTTTGGTGATCCAGGATGCGAGCACGAGGATCGCTAGGAGGGTCAGGATGAAGCTCATGCGGGGGTGGAGGAGCCAGATCGGGTCAATGATGACTCCGGCGGTGGGGCTGTAGCCCGCGCTGCCCGCGTGGGAGGAGACGATCGCCATGATCGTCCCTTCAGGGAGCGGGTTAGGGATGGTGGTGGTCGCATCCTGTGGGGGGTGCGAGGCCAGCACGGCGTCGTTGATGCTGATAGCTCGGTTCACGTCCGCGAGCGCGAACGAGGCCATGATGCCGCTGACGATGCCGACGGCGGCGATGAAGGGGCGGATGAGTCGGGCGAGGCCCCGGAGGATGGTTCCTCGACGGGACGTGCCGCGGTGCTTATTGCGGGCCTTGGTCATGCTCGGGTGCCTTTCTGGGTGTTCAGTGCCCAAACGCTTTGGGAATCTGAGTAGATTGTAACGTCTCCGCGTCCGCCTTCCCGGTGCTTGAGGATGCGCGCGCCGTAACTTTTAGCGTCGTAGAAGAAGTAGTGATAGGGAATGTAGTCCCCTTTGGGGCCAATGTGGTCTCCGTGAAAGCCGCAGACTTCGGAGAGGAGGAGGTCTGTGGCCGGCACGCGCTTGCCGTTGACGGTGGCGGTGTTGCCTTTCAGGGCGTAGCCGGTGACGAAGGTTTTGATGGGGTTCTTGGAGGCGCGTACTCGTTGCGTGAATGCGTACAGCTTCGCTGCGTATGCGTCTGCGCCGTTGGCGAGGTCGCGTAGGACGAGGGATACGCCGTCTTCCGTGTCGGTGAAGTAGAACAGGGTTGCCTGCTTGAAGCCGTACCATTGGCCCTCGTAGTAGGGGCCGTGGGATTGTTGGTACCTGGAAGAGGTCAGCTTGTGGAAGAGCTGAGCTTCTGGTCCGGTGATGCGTAGAGGGGAGTCGAAGCCTCGCGTCTGTAGGAGCGTGTATGCGACGGCGTTGAGGAGGGCTTCGCGGCCTCGGATGTCCGGAATGGGCGGGAGTGGATGTTTGCCTGCGATGGCCTTGATGATGTCCTGGGGCGTGACCGTGGGTGGCGCAGGGCGGGGCTTAACGGTGGCGGTGAGCGTAAACCCGGTGCCGTAGTAGCCGTTGCCGTCGTCGCCCCGCACGGTCGCGAGAGGCAACTGGGTCGGGTTGCCGTCAACCATGACGAAGAGAGTGTAGACAGAGGGAGGTTCCTTGTCGTCCTCGTCGTAGTCCACGAAGGCACTCATGATGCGCGCGTTGCGGCTGCCCTGCTTGTAGACCTGTTCGAGCCAGTACCAGCCGCTTTCGCAGCCGCCGCACCCGTCGTTACCGTCGATGTGGAGTTCCGTGCCGTCATCGAGCGTGATGACCTCGTTTTCGATGCTGGTGACGTAGCGGCCTTGGAGAAGTTTCGTGTAGAGCCCGCCACTGCTGCTCTGGGTGAGCGTGATTTCCTGGGTGTTCATGGTTGGTTCTTCCGTGGGTTAGGAGATGAGGAAGTTCGTGATGAGGGTGAACAGGCCAATGGCGATAAGCCATCTCCCGTCATATTCGGGGTTTTCACGCTTCCGCTGCACGAGGAGCATCGAGGAGCCAAGAAGGCATGAGACAATGCCTTCCCCAGCAATGAGAAGCGTGTAGTCATAGGTCAATGTCTTCTCATCCGTAGCAACACCCCCTAGGGGTGTGCCCAACAAGTAGCCCATGATGAGGGCGGCAATGATGGCCATCGCTCGCCAAAAGTACAGTCTGGCGCGTTGCTCTTCGCTCAGGTTCTTTCGTTTCCTCCATAGGGATGGAGACGCGAGTAGTGAATGCCAGATGAAGCTGACGAACAGTCCATCAATGATGCACATGAGGAGGAACTGGGGGTTCATGATGATTGTTTCCTTATCGTTGAGGTCCGATGGTGGCCGGGTCGATGCCGGTGAGGAGTTGGAAGCGCTCGTCGCGCTTCTTGCGTAGGCGTTCCTGTTTGTGGCGTTCCTCTACTGCTTGGAGGCTCAGTTTGCGCCGGACTGCTTCGATAGCTGCCTGTGAGGCGTGTAGACGTTCCACGTCTTCGTTGCTGGTGGTTTCGGGGCCTGCTGTCAGTTGTCGTTTCTGTCCCGATTCGAGGATCATGGTTACGAAGTCGTTTGCTGCTGCGAGATACTGAGCCTTTTTGCGAGCTGATGGGAGAGCTAGCGCGGGCTGACTGAATGAACCTGCCTTCAGGCTCGCTTCTGTCTTGTTGAGGATGTCACGCCAGGTGACTTCCTTGTTTGTCTCGTAGTATTTGTCAGCGCGTTCAAGGGCCTGCCTGCCGTGTTGGTCGGCTGCTGTGTCGCTGCCGCCGCCGGCGATGTGGTCGTAGAAGACCTTCGTGTAGAGGAGTTCCCGCTCGTAGGGTGGACGGAAGTCAATGGCAATGCGTGAACGCTCTAGCCAGTCCCTCACGCGCTTACGGCGGGCTTCGTCGATGGCTTGGTTGAGTACTGTTGCACTGATCTTGTAGGAGCCGTACTTGCCTTCACCTACCGCTACGAAGGCTTCTTGGAGGTTCTTGTCTGTGGCGCAGGGGAGGATGAGTTCTGCCCAGGACATGACGAGCTGCTGGAACTCTTGTTGGCTGCTCGGTTTTGAGGCGAGTTGGTTGGCGTCGATGGCTCGCTTCATGAGCTTCGCGAGCGTCTCGTAGGAGAAGTTGGACATTGGATGCTCTTTTCAGGGGATCAGAAGGGGATGCGGTTGGCTGCGGCTTCTGCGTAATCTTCTTCAGCTTGGCGAGCGTTGAGTGCGGCAATGCCTCGCTGGTGCTCAATGAACTCCTCGGCGGTGCGGAACCCGTGGCTCTTGTAGTACATCTCCGTGCAGGCGGCGTCGAGGTTGCGGAAGTATTCGGCATCCTCTGGGGTACGAGCAACGATGCCGCCGCCGCTGTAGCCGTTGTAGCCATAGCTGGTGGTGTCTTCCTCGCATTCGTCCGTCCAGCGCTCCTGGTTGAGCCAAGTAGAGGGGTGTAGGGTGTACTGCTTGGGCTTGCCAGCGCGTGACTTGGCGTAGGCTTCTGCGGCCTTAATGAGTTCGGTGGCAGTCTTTTTTCCCGTCTTGAGCACTTTCTTCCACGCCTCGAACGCAGGCTTCCTGCCAACATGACGAGGGAAGATCTCGTAAAACTGTGCGAACTCCTTCTCGCAGTCACCTTCACTGTTCCCCTTGGCCTTCTTGGCCTTCACGGGGGCCTTGGGGGTGGCGATAGCGAGTTCCTGGGAGACGGGGACGCCGATCAGCGTGTCCGAGGGGGTCTCGTCTTCGACGATCTCCACGTCGATGATCTCAGCGTCGATCACATCGTCGCCAGCGTGGTCGCGGATGATGCGCTCAGCGCGCTCCTGGACGCTCTCTCCTGCCGCTGGAGTAGCGGACACCGTGGACGTGTCCTCCACGTCGGTAGGAACCCAGTTTGAGCCACCAGGGACTTCGGCTGTTTCTGGCCACAGGCCAGACGAGCCGCTGGAGGCTTCGTGGGCGCTCGGAGCATCGTCTTCAAGATCTGCGCCATCGCCAAATAGGGGACGCATCTCCTGGCATACGGCGTTCTCTTCAGCCGTCTCTTCGACCGTTTCCTCAGCGGGTTCTTCGTCGGGGAACCCACTGATAAGGAAGCCATCCAGAGAGTCCTCGTCGTAGTCACACGAACGGTCCTCTTCGGGGGAGAGGCTTTCCTTCACTTGCTTCGTCGTGAAGCGCGTGGACTTCCAACCCATCGTGTTCAGGTGGCTGACTCGCGCGAGGACAGCGCTATCCGACGCGCCTTCCTTGATTGAGTGCTTGTAGAGGTCGTCCTCCATGCCGCACGCCTCGATCACATCCTGCTCGAAGAGGACTTCGACGTTGAGGAAGTAGATGACGTGACGACGGCCTGTCCTGTCGGTGAAGCGCCGGCGCTCGAGTGCCCGCTTCACTTCGAGGGAGTCCAGGGCTGCGGAAAGGGCGGTCTTTCCGAGCCTTGACCTGTTCAGTAGAGCGTCCCAGGTGGGGGTGATGGTGTTGCAGCCCCAGTAGGAGAGCAGCGCTGCGTAAGCCAATGCTTCTTTGGTGCTGAGCTTGATCTTTACGAGACTGGGGTCCAGCAATGCGGATTGCGCGTTGCAGACGAAGTAGTTGCGAACGAGGTTGCCATACGCCATAGCGCGTGTTATCCTTTCCTTGTTTGTAGATCTCTTGACCGCTCAGGGTTTGTTATCCGCCCTGAGCGGTCACTTTTTTCCTTCGAGGGGTTCCAGACGCCACGGCTCGCCCTTCTTGGTGGGGACGACGATCTTCTTTCCACGGCGCTTGAAGTACTCTTGCGCATTTGGGAAGTTCTCGCGCAAGAGTACTTCGCACCAGAAATCGAAGGTTTCAACAGTATGCCGCATCTCTGGCTGCACGCTGGCCTTGCGCAGACCGATCTCGTTGAAGACTTTCTGCACGTCCACGTAGAACACCTTGCAGAGCTTGATCTCGTCGTTGACGTATTCGTGCTCCTTGATGACTCCTCGCGCGGTGAGAGAGTTGCGGGCAGCAACCACCTCGTCAAAGGTCAGCCCAGTGAGGTCCATCATGTCCTGCGGCGTGAGGACGATGTGTGAACGGTTCCACTGGGAGAAGAAGGCTGCGAGCCACTGGCGTTCCGTCATCGAGAACTCTTGGGCGAGTAGGTGCGGGAAAAACAGGCACCCGACCGCGCCACTGTAGTTGTTGTAGTCCCGGATGATACTCGGGTCCTTATCGTCGAAGCCCTGGCCTCGGATGAGGCGCACTTCCTGCTGTTCGCTTGACATGGTTCACGCCTCCTTCGCGCTTTCGAGAGCCTTCATGCTCTCTAGAGAGTTAACGCTCCCTGTCGTGGGGAGGCCTAGCAGGTTGATCGCCTCGGGGGTGAGGAGGTCTTCCCAGTCGATGAAGTACCGGTACCGGGGGTGGGTTTCGCTGCCCTTTCCGACGTTCAGTCGGAACAGAACGCCTTTATCCACCAGCTTCGTGAGCATGGCCTGGAAGAAGCGGATCTTGCAAGGACGCAGGTCTGCGCTTGCTACCGGGGTCCTGTGAGGCGTGAGATTGATGAGCTCCTTGTTCGCTCTGCACAGTTCCATGAGGTCGAAGAGCACCTGCTGCTCTCCCGTGCGCAGAGGCCTTGCGAACTCGCGCTTGTAGGAAGAAGCAGCCAGCATGACACCCCATCGGGTGATGCGGTCGATGTCCATTGCACTGTCCTTTCGCTGTCTGGGTTAGCTTATGTGTAAGTGTGCGCTTTTTTGGCCTTGAAGTCAAATCCATCTTGCTCGTGTCTCTGTCTCCACAGGCGCGTAGCGGCTGTGCTACCCAGCTCGACCACAGCGACAGCGCGGCCTCGGATCGGCTTCGTGGGGGACTAGAGGGGGAGTATCTTTCTATAGCTTTTATCTTTCTATTGTATTCGATTCCTAGTTGCGAACTCGGCCGACTCCGTTTCGCGAACTGGGGTCCAGGCTCTTCTGGAGGGGCCTCGAGGCGGTGTGGACCCGATTCCGTTTCGCGAACTCGCCCCCGTCTGAATGTGACATACCAGCCTATATGCCTGTAGAACGTTTAGGGTTTCGGAGCCTTTTCGTCGCATATGGCCTGTCCAGTTCGTGCGCATGTGGGTTTTTGTGGCATGATGAGCACATATCCACCTCCGGGTGCACCGCTACACTCCTCGCAGCCCCCACGGTGGACACTCACAACCCAGAAGACAAACCCCACGCCCCCCATCGTGGGGGTAAGGAAGGAACACTCATGTCGATCACCGTCTACTCCAAGCCCCGCTGCCCCCAGTGCGACGCGACCTACCGAAAGCTCAACGCTCTTGGCGCGTCGTACGAATCAATCGACGTCACCCAGGACGAGGAATCCCTCAACCTCATCAAGGGACTCGGCTACAGCCAAGCGCCTGTCGTCGCAGTCCGAGGCGATGGCGGCGCTATCCTGGAGACCTGGGGCGGGTTCCGCCCCGACCGGATCAAGAAGGTGGCGGCACTCGTCGCCGCCTAACCCAACCCGCAACCAAAGAAAGGAAACCGCCATGACGGCCCAGATCTTTCTCACACTCATCTCCCTACTGATCGGAGTAACGGCATTGTTCATGCTCGGCTTCGCCACTGGCCGAGCTTTCGAGAGCAAGCGCATCCGCAAGGAGAACAGCGGCGACATCACCGCAGCGTCCACTGGAGGAGTCGTCTCCGACTGGTGACCACAGGTCCCCCACAATCTGCACCCCCACCCCGATACGCCCCCGCTGGGACCACGTCACCTATTGCCACCAGGTGACACAACCAGAGCGGGACAAGCGCTCGATGGGTGGGGGTGCCTTTTTACGGGCAGCATCCCGCTGACACTGATGCTCACACACTGAACACCTGCGACCACAACGGAAAGGGAAGGGTCACTCGTGACCACCTACGACGATACGATCAAAGCCCTCGGAGGCCACTACATCACCGACGGTGAAGGCACCGACTACGGGACATGGACCCCCAACACCGTCAAGACCCTCATCATCGCCCATGACGGCGTGTACGTGGAACGCCACGGCAAAACGAAGGGGGAGCTCACGCGCGCCGCCGCGAAACCATCCTCCACGTCGAAGTCTCCGTTGCGCGCTCTCTCTCACAAGCAGTTTGGCGCGCTCGAAACTATCGTCGCCCCCGCCAGCATGTTCGAGGGCGTCAACGTCCATGGCATGTTCAGTGAAGGCGTGCGCCTGGGCGGCTACTACCGGATCCCCGACGACATCATGCCGCCTATTGAGGAGATCGCGCGGAGCCTGCGCCTCGAACGCGAAGCCTACCTGTCGAGTCACACCGACACTAAAATCGACCCGCGCCCCCTCATCCCCGACGCTCCCGAAGGCGCGCGCCTCGCTCTGGCCACCGACTTCGCCACTCACGGCCACTACACGCAACTGCGTCCCTTCGCGCAGGTCGTCGAGTCCTACCAGCTTGCTCCCAACGTCTACGCCTCTGACCAGATTGGCGGCACCCTCGAGACCTACCTGTCCTCCCTCAAGGCCCCCAAGCGCGAGCAGATGCGCGACGACACCACCACGGACGCGCCCGCCCGCATCCCCACGTCCGACGAGGACACCCCCACCGATGACCTCGCCGATCGCCTCCGCGACTTCGAGGCCAGCCCCCACCGCACCAAGATCCTGACCCTCCTCAAGGCCAGCCTCGAAAAAGGCGAACCCTACACGACGGCCATGGCCTCCCAGTGCCGCGACTTCACCGGCCTCGACGCGCAGCCGGACTGGTGGCCGACCCTCGCCACCCACAAGGCCCTCGCCTCCAAGGTCAACTCCAACAGCCGCGGCGTCCTCCTCGACGCAGGCAACGACAGCCGCTCAGCCGCCCTCTACCTCGTCTCACTCCCCAAGGACACGCGCGCGGGCCTGGGGTTTGAGAAGATCCCCCGCGACATCACCATCGACAAGGTACTCGCAGCCCTCAACGGCGAAACCGACGGCGTACCCGAAGAAGCCATGACCTTCTACCAGGGCCAGATCGTCGCCCGCGCCGAAAGCATCCTCGACGAATACGACCGCATTTTTAAGTCCGGCTACAGCGTCCTTCAGCCCGCCGGTGTCCTCACCTGCGACGAAGACGGCCAAGGCCGACTCATGGCCCTCTCTTCCGACGGTCGCGCCTACCAGCGCACCCACAACCTCGTCCTCCTGCGCCTCTGGGAACAGGTCCAAGCAGCACAGCACTTGACCCCCATGCCGACGCGCAACATCAACGAGATCGCCGAGATCCTGATTAACGGGAAGGACCGCCAGGGCAACACCTACCCCAACGGCACGCGTTTTTATTTCCCCTACAAGATGCTCGAGTACGCCTTCGGACGCGAGTCCAACGACGGCGCACAAGACCTCTACCCCCGCCACAGCGACGCATCCTCCTGGGACACCTACCGCGAGCGCGAAGTCAAGAAGAGCCTGCAAGCCATGCTCACCGCCGTCGTCCGCGCCCTCCTCAAGAGCGAAGCCGACAACGGCCTCACCTACCACGACCCCTCCATGATGACCAAGGTCGTCGGCGCGCTCGAAAGCATCTGCAAGGCTATGACGACCTGCGTCCTCGTCTCCGCCTACGACAACTCCCCGAGCAACATCCCCGTCAAGGTCAAGGTCCGAGTCCTCACCCCCTACGAGGGATTCAGTGAGAACATCGTCGAACGCGCCATCGTCGAAGCCCTCGGCTTCGCGGGCGGTACCACAGCCCAGTGCTACGACCCCATCCACGACGGGATCTTCTGGGAGTTCCGGCACGATATGGACAAGGTGCTCGCCAACGCCTCCCCCGTGTGGGCAGGCAAGATCCTCGACGCGATGCAACGCCAGGGCCGCAAGCCAAACGCCAACAACATGATCCTGGGCATCGGCCTCGACGACGACGTGGTGACTACCGGCAAGGAGATCAGGCAGTTCAACGATCACACCAGCCACGGAATCTTCGCGGGCTCCCGATCCGGCAAGGGCCTGACCACGCAGCAGATCCTCGCGATGCACCTCATCGCCGGCATCGCACCCGGACTGGGTGACAACAAGCCCGACATGGCCTCGCTCCTCCTGTCGATCAACCCCGACGCTTTCGTCATCAACGGCTCGAACATCGCCTGCAACCCCGAAGAGGGCACGGACATGTTCATGCAATACACGGCAGCGAAGGTCGCCGAGCTCGAGGCCCGCGCCCGCATCCCTGAGTACCTGAACAAGAAGAACCTCGCGTGGGCACCCGGCTACACCGGCACCCTTGGCACCATCGTCTACCTGCGATACATGATCCTCGCACTCGGAATGCTCGCAGCCCGCACAATCAGCCCCGAAATCGCTGAACAACTAGGCGGAAAAGACGGCATTTGCATCGTGTTCGACGAAATCAGCAACACGAACCAGCAGATCCAGACGTTCTTCCAGTCCAACATGCAAGGCCACATGTGCTACACGAACTACGAGTCCGAGTGGGCCGCTTGGGAACAGTCCGGCTTCGACGACAAGAAGAAGCCCAAGCAGGACGTGAACGAAGGCGAGATGTGGTTCACCAGCATGTACTTCATGATGCGCAAATCCTTCGAGAAACTCTCCCAGCTGCGCAACGCCGGCTTCAACAACGCCGAAGCCAAACGTTCCCGCGTCTTCATGATCGGCCAGGACCCAGTCAACCCCGTCACCGACATCAGCCAGTTCTTCCCCGCAGGCAAACCACTCAACGCCAGCACGAAGAACATCCCGATCCCCTTCAAGGAAGCCGACAACTTCATCTATTCCTACGCATCCATCGGCAAGACCGACGTGCTTATCGGCCACCACCCTGGACGCAACTACCTCAACCAGCTCACCCCAGGCTCCTACGCCTCGGACAAGCTGTCCTCCACCATGCGATGCTTCGCCTACGTCCCCGGCTTCAGCGGCGACAACATCCACAAGATCATGAACGGCGACGAGGCTATCGCCCGCACCGCCACCTACCTGCGCCCCGGCCTCCTCTTCGCCGACGGCAGCGAAGACGGGTACTGCTGGAACAACTCCATCTCCTACATGAAGAGCGCAGGCGTGGACGTCGAAGCCGTCCGACGCGACGTATCCACCGACACCGGCGAACTCGACCCCTCCCTCGGCTTCGAGGGCTACCTCGCGAAAGCCGGCGTCACCCGCGAGCAAGCCGCGGCCACTCTCCAGAAGCTCTCCGACGCAGCGAACCTCACCGTCCGCAAGCTCGGCTACGAGGGAACCTGGCAAGAATGGGTCTCCGACCTGCGCCCCCAGTGGATCGCCTCAGTCGAGGACATCTACAACGTCTTCCAGGGATACGAGTACGACCCCCAGTCCGTCACCCTGTTCCGCCGCGTCTACCCCGAGGCCTTCGAGTCAGAAGACACCAACAGCGGCTTCGCGCTCGCGGGCAGCAGCGGGGAAGAGTGGGACATGGACGACCTCGCCGCCGACGGGGAACAGGCCCCGGCCCCCGCTGCTCCTGCGACGCCCGCTAAGGACGAACACGCAGCAGCCCCGATCCCCGAACCGCCGGCGGCCGGCCCGGAGCCTATCGCGACCGCAGTACCGACCCCACCCAAGCCGGTGCCCCCCGTCCCACCGCCGCCACCCATGCCACCGGCCCCCACCGTCCCCGACATGGACGACACCACCGACCCCAACGCCGACCGCATGGCCATGCCCGACGAACCCGACGCCCCCGCACCCACATGGGACTACTCCACCAGCCCCGTGCGCCCCACCACCGGCGGCGGCTACGAGTTCAACGTGAGCACGCCCCGCACCATCACCCCCACGGAGATGACCCCCGACGCAGTACAGGCAGCACTCTACGCCGACATGAACGAATGGGCCGGCACCTGGGCTCGCGTCAAGCGCGTCGGAGTCGTCGGCGAAACCATCATCATGAACGGCGTCGCCTACCGCACCCAGGTAACCGACGACTGGCGCAACAACCAAGTCATCCCCCCGTACATGACCGACGCGATCCGCTCCTCCAACATCGCGCCCATCATGAACTGGACCGTCCTACGCGAGATGCCAAACCTACGCCGACTGTCCTTCGACTCCTGGGACTTCTACTGCTCCTACGTCTGCCCCGACCTCGGCTACAAGCCCGACTCGTCAATCTCCCAGCTCTTCGCTGACATGCCCCTCCTCCAGCACATCAGCATCGAAGGCGAAGAGTTCGACCGCCAGACCTGGAGCACCATCAACGGCACCCCATCAGGCGTGCGACGCTACGACGAAATGCAACGCGCCATGTCCGTCGCAACGCACATCCTCTCCACCGGCCAACGCAACGCCAGCGAGTACACGCGCAAGACCTGGCAGCGCACCGACCTCGGAGGACTGAGCAAGACATGGCGCATCACCGCAGGCCTCACCGGCACCCTCGCCATGGGAGCCGCCAACGTCGCCTCCAGGGGCGTACGAGGCCTCGCCTCCATGATCGGAGGCGGCATCGCCAACTACCGCCAGCAGATGAAGAACAAGGAACAAGCATGACACCCCGCCCCACCCCCCACGACCTCAAGCTCCTCGGCGTGACCTCCACAGCCACCCTCGCCGACCTCAACCGAGCGTTCCGCGCCAAAGCTCGCACCCTCCACCCCGACAGGGGCGGCGACCCCCGCGACTTCCAAGAACTCAACAACGCACACAAGCGCCTCAAGGAAGCCCTCGCCCGCCCCGTCCTCATCCACGACCGCCACCCCCTGCGCTACACCGTGCGCAACAACTGAAAGGGGACACAACCGTGTTCATCATCTTCACGCCATTCCGCATGGCGTACAGAGCCCTCGGCATCGTCCAGTCGATCCTCTCCATCCTTCTGCTCGCCCTCGTCATCTACCTCGTGACCCTCTGGCACCCATGGGCCACCGCCTACGTGCCCGACGGCATTGTCGGCCTCGGCGAGTACACGGCCACCGCCACGCAGTGCATGGTCGAGAAGTCATGGAACGACCTCGACCCCGTAGCCGTCTCCCAGATCCGCGACACCCATTCCCTCGTCAACATCGCACCCGACGACCTCGCCAAGATCTACTCCCACGCCACAGAGTGCTCGCACTAGGTCCTTCTACTCCAACAACTCGGCCCCTCGCTCATAAGCACGAGCGGGGGGCCGATCCGTATGCTCACACAAGGAAAGAAGTACACCTAGCGTCACATCCACGTAGCACTAGGCGACATCCAGGCACACCCTCATGACATCCACGTGTACCCTACGTACTTCTTGGTACTACCAGAGGGTATATCCACACGCGAAATCGGGGATAAAGGGTACACCAGTCGAGATAAAGGTTGTACCTGCATAGATAGTGGTTACACCTAGGGGTAGGTCCGCACGTGAAATCGGAGATAGAGGTTGTACTAGTCGAGTTCCACGTTAACCCTACCCATATCCACGTTAACCCTACCTAGTTCTTGG